GAGCTGGTGGTGGTGGTGCAGCTGGAAGATTCGGTGATAATGATGGTCAGGGCGGTGGAGGTGGAGGTAGTGGAGGTGCAGTATGTGCGTATATAGATTGTAATGGTGGTGATAAAATTGTCATTTGGAGCGGAAGAGGTGGTGGTAGTGCTGGTTGGGAAGGAGGTAATGGTAGTGGTGGTGGTTCATCATCTGTTACTATAGGAAATAGTGAAATAGTTGCGTATGGCGGCGGTGGTGGGGTTGCAGGAAATAAATCTGGTGGTGGTGGATCCTATTATACAACTGGAGCAAGTGTAATTAAATATCAAAATGGTAATAGTGGATCATGGGGAGCTAATGCTGATGATGATGATGATGAAATGAATAGTAACTGGGAAGGATATAAAGCGCCTGGTGCAGGTAGTATATATAATTGGACGGCTTCAGGTAATGGAAAAGGAGCTGGAGGACATGGAGGACATTTCGGCGATGATGACGAATTTGATGGCGATTATGGAAGTGGTGGTGGTGGAGGGTTTGTTCGTGTATATTATATAAGAAAATAATAATATTTCAATATTTATCCATTTTTTGATTATAGATTAAATGATATGCTATTACATATCTTAAACAATTATTACGATAACTATACGATGATGTATCACATTGTTTATGTGATACATATGCAGGAAACATTACAATTCTACCACATTTAAATTCAACATGATGAATATTCTTATCATCATTATCATCTAATAAAAAACATGTTGTACCATCATAATTTATATTCCAATTATCGTTAATATAAATTAAAACTGTAGGTGCGACATTGTTTCTATCTTTTTCATGTATTGCTTTACCATCTTTATGTATAAGTCCAGATCTTCCAAGTAAATGTGTGTTAATATATAGTCTATCAATTGATATCTTATCTTTATTTTCTAAATTAATATTAGGTAATATAGTATTAAAAAATAATTCTGTAAAATATTTATTTTCTATAAGATTAATTCTATTAAAATTCATATTAAATGTAGGCCATCTATTTTCAATATCTGTAAATATATTTTTTTTAACTAATGCTTTGGTTTTTATAGTATTTATTGATGCATGACTCATAAATAAAGGACATTCTTTACAAAAATTATGCATCGTTTTTATAGTAGTGTTATTAAATACATTATCATATACTTCTATTACGTCTTTAACAGTTTTACATGATAAATCATAATTTTCACGATTTTTATCTGCAATAATACCAGTAACAATACGATTTTTTATTCGATGTTTAAATTGTAAATAATATAATGGAAGATTATTCACACCACATTCTTTCATTAGATGATCATAATGTATATTATAAAAATTATTATTTGTTTGTTCGTCTATTGGATTTCTAGACATTACTATTATTTATATATAATATTTATATTTATTTGAATATATTATATATAAATTAGATGATATTCTAATACTTTATTAAATGCATTTTCTAATAATCCATAACCAGATATCTCACAAAACTTATGATTTACATTTGGTGGAAATACTACAATACGACCCTGTTTTATTTCGATATGTTTTGTATTTGTATTATCTGAATCATCTAATATACATGAAAAACTACCATCATAATATGATTTCCAATTTTTATTTACAAATACATATACAGATGGACCATATTTTATACTTGATCTATCATCTTTATGATAAAAATCAGACAACCCATGTAATCTACCACTCATAAATAAACGATCTATCATTATATTTTGTTTATTTTCAATATCTATTCCTGGTAATATAATTTTATGAAATAGATTGTGAAAATACATATTGTCATATAATTCAACACTAAATTTTTTAATTTCTTCATATACAATATTATCATATATATATTTTTGTTTATTATTTGTAGATATCTCGTGATTATATTTCCATAATGAATTTGAAGAAAAATTACTTACATTATCCATTATTACTTTTGGAATTAAATCGTCATACACAATTATATCTTTTTCTGAAAATTTATTATTATTTACATAATATGTTTCCCAGAATTTTTCTAATTCTTCTTTATTATTTTCTATACGTTTATCATATTCTTCATTCTTTTTTTTCCAATCTTGATATGTTGATGGTTCATTTAATAATATATTCATATTATATACAAAAATATAAGTATATTTTTATATTGTTTAAAAAAATGTAACAATTAAAAAATACCCATAATACTTTTGTTCAGTTGATTCATTATTAAGATTTATGTAAAAATTATATAAACAATTGTTGGGTATTAATATTCCATTTCCTTTTTCAAATGTATATTTTTTATTTGTATCTATAAATACCAAATTACTATCACAAGTATTTAAGTTTATCATGAGTGTAAATTTGCTCTCTTTATTATTATAAAATAATTCTATTCCATTAGTTGATTCTGTTTTTTTTATTAATGGTGAAAAATAATAAGAGGGTTTATCTTTTTTAATTATTTCTATTTTATAACTTAACATATTTTGTAATTTGATATTGTATTTATTTAAAATAGAATTCAATAATATACAATTTTGTAAATAATCATTTATTTTTTGTAATATATAAATGTTTTTGTAATTATCTATTGAAAATTCATAACATATATCATTATTATTTATTTCTTCAATGCGTTCCTCTTTTTTTAGTTGTTCGCATTTTTCTATAGTAAATGTATCATATAATGCATCACAACAATCTAGTTCAATTATGTTTTTAATAATTGAAACATGTGGATTATTATATAATAATATATCATTATTAAATTTATGTTTTATTAATTTATTATTTATATATCCTATAATTTTATTTTGTTCCCCTGATAATATATTATTAAAATCTATTTTATCACTATTTGAGAATAATATTATATTTTCGTTTTCATTTAATATTTTTTTGTTATTTATAATTAATTCTCCACCTGTATATTGAATAGAATCATTTAAAATTATAATAAATCCATACGAATGATCTATATTTTCTATATTTATATATTTACGATTATATTCGTAACTATTTTCAACAAAAAATACTGTATTTATTTCAAAATTATCTATATTTTCTTTATATTCTTCTTGTATAGTTGGAAAAATATTTGTTTTTATCATTTTAAATATAATATCCTCAATTGGTTTTATAAAATTAATGGGTAAATGTGATGATGGTATAACTTCTGTGTTAGTTAGACGTGGTATATTATAATCTATTAAAAATTTATTTCTTTCTTGAATTATATAATGACATGTTTCGTCGGGTAAATTAACTAATTGTTTATTTATTAATTTCATTATAATTATTAATAAAACTAAATCTAAGTTCTTTATTAAAAATATATTAAAAATAAATATTGATATATTATAATGGCATTAAAACGTATTCAAAGAGAATTAGTTGAATTAGAAGAAGATCCTCCTGCAAATTGTAGTGCAGGTCCTATAGGCGACGACTTATCACATTGGTCTGCTACTATTATGGGACCAGACGATTCACCATATAATGGTGGATTATTTTTTTTAGATATTCATTTTCCAGCAGATTATCCATTTAAACCTCCTAAGATTATTTTTACAACACGAATTTATCACTGTAATATAAATAGCAGCGGAGGTATATGTTTAGATATTTTAAAAGATCAATGGTCGCCTGCACTTACTATTTCAAAAGTACTTTTATCGATATGTAGCTTGCTAACCGATGCAAATCCTAATGATCCTTTAGTACCAGAAATAGCTACTTTATTAATAAAAAATCGTTCGGCTCATGACGCAAATGCACGCGAATGGACTCAACAATATGCTATGTAATTGGTATCTTAATTATTTATGGACAAACCTTGTAAAACGAACTTTCTACTGTAGATTCATATATATTTTTTTTTGAAATCATTGTATTCATATAATCACTATAATTAAATGAGTCTATGTTATTATTATTAATAATTTGATTTATTACTAGTGTAAGATGAGATTCTAAATGTTTTGATATAACTTCCTTACCTAATTGATATTCTATATTGTATTCTTCTAGATTACGACTTTTTCTGAATTCTATTACAAATGTTTTGAAATAATTTTGTTTTTTCAAATTATTTGTGTAATTATCTATGGCTTTATTTGTAAATATATCTTTATATTCCATGTTAATTTTTTCATATACAGGATAAGCATTAATATCACTATCTTTAATTGCTACTTTGTATTGTATAGGTTCATAAATTATATCCCAAATAAATTTATGAAATATAAGACCTGCAATATTTAATGAAATATATTCTGTTATAAATCCGTTTAAATTTGCTACTTTAATATTATTTTTTTTTATATGTTTTACTATTTTTGCTGCTATATTTTGTTTTACTTCTGCGTCTATTTTTATATTAAAATTATCAAATAGTCCATTTCCCCATTCGATTTTTCGAATCATAGATGTCAAATGATTAGAAATATAATCGGCCATTTCTAGACCATGAAACGATTTATTGAAACATAATACACAACAAATTGCACCCATTATTACTGTTATAAATAGTTATTTGTTTTTTAAAAATTCAATTTTTTATTAAAAGTTTATTCACATAGTTCTATAATAAACCAACTTATAGAACTATGAATATTTAATGTCTTCTTCTGGATCTTCTTGATTTCTTACTATGTTTTGATTTTTTAGATTTTCTTCTTTTTCGTGTTTTTCTTCCTCCCATTTGTTGTGGTTTAGAATTATTAAATAGATTATATTTACTATCCCAATATGTTCCTTTATTTTCTTTTCTCCATTCATTTATTAATTCCTTATTTCTTTTTAAAGTCAATCTTGTTTGATTATCTAAATAATTTTGATATTCTTGTTTATCTTTAATATATTCATCTTGAATAATATATCTATTACCTCTTTTATTTCTATTACTATTATCTGGTAAGTGTTTTTCTGGATCAAAACCATGTGCCCACATTAATGATCTTACATATAAGTATCTATCTTGTGCTGCTTGTAGATCCGTTCCAAACATAATTCCATATTCTGTTCGAAATTCATTTTTTAAAGTTTCATTTGCATCATCTTCTTTAAATTCATAATTATAGTTTTGTGTTACACCTATATCAGTATTCATAACATGCTTATTATCTTCCATATTAGGGTTGTTGTTACTATCATAAAATTTTTGCCACTGTTCATATGATTCTGTTTGGAAATACGGTACAGTCTTCATTATATCTGGAAAAAATTGAATCATATCTTTTGGGTTTTCATTAGAATCTGTATTATTATGTATAAACTTAGGATTTTTTAACTCATTATTCCATATATCAATATTAAACTCACCTATTATATCACTCACTTTTTTTCTAGTAATCTCATAATTCTGACTATGATTAAATTGTTGATCATACAAGTCATCAACACCACCACCTGCTCTTTTTAATTTTCTACTATTTCTTTTTTTTCTATAATTTCTATTTCTTTTATATTTTTTACTAACTGACATATAATATGTAAATATAAATTTATATATTATATTTATTTTCTTAATTTTCTTCTAGATTTTTTGTATTTTTTATTACGTTTTGTAAAATTATATACATATGGGTGTTCTATTTTAAATAGATTATTGTTTTCCCAAGTATATACATTTTATTTTTTATTAATTGAATTTTCATTATAATATATTTATATTTTTTACTAAATATATTATTTCTTAATTATAAAAAATTGAATTTTTAATTATTCTAATCATGTATAATATAGAACAATGTCGGAAGTTTCACAATCATCCTCTCAAGAATTTTACGCAGTTTATTCTCAAAAACAATTTGATCATATTCAAGAAACTAATTTAAATAGTCATAAAAAAAATAAAGATTTTTCGTATATTTACTACGAAAAATATAACAATGAATTAGTACAAATTACAGAAATATTTCATGATAAAACTTCAAAATCATTATTTGACGATGCAGTTTATTTGGGAAAAGTAAAAAAGTTTCATTCGGCATTATCTGGTCCTATGCCTACACTTTTACCAATAAAATATGAAGCAAGTATTCCATAAAAATAATATAAAGTGTTTATTATAAATAAATATATACTATGAGTAAAACATATTCAGATAATATAATTCAAATAGATAATATTTTATATTCAACCGATGCATTAGCAAAAAATCATCCAGGTGGTAAATTATTCGTTGAAATATTTGGTGGAAAAGATGCTACTAATACTTTTATGAGTTATCATAGACGTTTATTTCCACATAGTAAAATGGATTTTGCAAAAATAAAAATATTAGAAGAAGAAAAAATTAATTGTATGGATCCTGAATATATTGAATTATGTAAAATTATAGAAAAAAATATACCTTATGGTAATTCTTTTTCTAATTTTAATTATTATTTAAAAATAACCTGTTTATTGTTATTTACATTATCTTTTGAATCATATACACATTATATAAGTAATTATAATATTATAAATTGTGCAGTAATAGGGTTTTTATATGCATTGATTGGATTAAATATACAACATGATGCAAATCATGGGGCTATTTCTAAAAATCCTAATGTTAATAGATTTTATGGATTAACTCAAAATTATATTGGAGGATCTGCAATTAATTGGATTCATCAACATGTTGTTCAACATCATATTTATACAAACGATATTAATAATGATCCTGATATTATGTCTAACGCTATAATAAGATTAAATCCTTTACAGAAATTATTACCATTTCATTCATATCAATATATTTATACGTTTTTAATAATAGGATTATTTGGTTTTGTTACTGTAATTAGTAATATACCTAATTTAGTAAATGGTATTATATATACACCAATGAATAGTTATACAAAAAAATATAGATTACATGAAATGTCTGGTGCATTATTTTTTATATTACGCTGGGTAATATTACCATTAAATAGTAATAACAATATTTATTCTTTATTAAATACAAGCCTACTATATATTGTAGCGGGTTATTATTTGGCATTCTTTTTTATTATTTCACATAATTATGAAGGCGTATATATGTTTGATAAAAATTCTGAGCAAGGATTTCTAAGACAACAAGTAATGTCTTCTTCAAACGTTGGAGGAAAATGGTTGTGCTTTATTAATGGTGGTTTAAATTATCAAATAGAGCATCATTTATTTCCTAGAATGAGTCATATACATTATCCTTATATATCACATATTGTAAAAAAATTTTGTATTGAAAGAAATATTCCTTATAAACATTTTCCTTCGATTTATGACAATATTATATCATGTTCAAAACATCTTTATAATATGGGTAATAAATTACAATTTTCAAAGTAATTTTAGATTCTAGTAAAAATATAAATCTAAAATGATTAATAAAAGTAATAATGATATAAATAATAATATATTTCTTTATATATTATTATGTCTAATAAACGAAAAGAATCAACTGATAGTAATGATTCTGTAAAAGATAGTAGAAGTTATTCAATAGATAGTAGAAGTTATTCAATAGATAGTATTGATTCTGGAGAGAGTAAAATTAACTGTGAGAGAAAAACAAACGATAAAACAATTAAATTTTTTGAAAAAATAAAATCATCAAAAAGACGTAATCGTGATTCTAATGATTATGTAAGTCATTCTCCACAACTAAGTGATATATTAAAATTAATGGAACATTTTAATAATACACATGAAAAAATTTACCATAAATAAATATGACTTAATATTTTTATTTTTAACATATGCTGTATATTTTTTAGTATTTGGACCTTTTTCAAATCTAACAATACGTTCTTTCATATATTGTATATAATATAATTAAACATAATGTATATTATTATATATTATGTGTTATTTAATAAAGGAACCGACAATAAAAAGAAAAGACATGTACAATATGGAACATATATATTTTGATAGAGACGAATTAACCACATTTAATGACGAATTAATGCATATTTTTAAAGTAAGTTTTGCTCTAATTATATTTTTTATAGTAATGTTTAATGTAATTAATTATATTCTTTATTAGATCCGTAATATATCTATTTATACTTAGAATAAAGTTTTTTTCTATTTAGATAATATTAGTATGGCTCTATTCTAGCTCCGCAATATATCCATTGCATACTAAGAAAGTATTTTATATTTTTTTTCCATTTAGGTTCATATTTTTTATTTATTTCCATAGCACCATAAATATTATATAATGTAGCATTGTTCATTATACATTTAACACATATACATGTATTATCATCTATTTTTTTTGCATGTTTTATACATCTATAACTTTTACAATATGTACATTGATATAGACTATTTGATGGACAATTATTGTAATTGCAATATAATATTGTAGGGTCGTCTTTTGGACTCTCTGGTGTTACTGTACTAGATAATCTTATACTGGATCTTCTAGACATGTCATTAAATATCTGTTATAACTTATAATAAATAAGTGAATAGTCAATTTTTTATTATAATTTAAAATATGTTAGAAAAGTTTTCAGTAGCTGATGATCCTTGAGGATCGCTATTTGTTGTACTATTTCTATTTATAGTATTACTATTTCTATCACTCATACCTTGTTGCATATCACG